AGAAAATGATACGTTTTGTAAGTTCTTAACTCTTACCACAATGTCTTTTTGTGGATATCTAACTTGATAAACCTGGTTTGGTTCGGCGAATATAGTGTCGTCTACTGGTTGAATTATTTTCAATTCAGGGTCAGAATATGTCATTGAGGTTTCTGCCCCTGAATATTGACCACCTACTTTGTTGGAGATTGTAATATCGGCAACTGTAATAACACCTGTTTGATTTTGAACTATGCTTCTTAATTGTGACAGATAAACGTTTTGACCTAATTCCCTTACGATTGGATTAAAGTATTCAGAAATTCTATTAACAATCTCTGAAACAACTTGTCCAGAGTTTTGGGTTGCATCAAGTACTACTGAAACATCTACACCTAAGTCAATTACGTTTGCTGTGGTTACTTGAATGTAGTCATTTATCATGCGATAATTTGAAAGGTAGTTAGCAACATTTTGTTTTAACGTATTGGATACAATATTTGTAAGTTTACCAGAGGTGTCAAACGACAACAAGTTTATAAGAATTTTATTGTTATTTTCAGTAATAGAAACTTTTGCTGGAGCACCAAATTGACTTGGCATGTTTCTTAAAAGAGATTCATAGTCGTTAACGGTGACAGCTCTTTTCTGTGCTGAAAAATTGAAGCTAACATAATTTCTTACTTCTTCTGTTGTGGGAACGTTTGAACCGCCAATAGCCGCTGTTGGGTTGTTGCATCTCAAAGAGTTGATTACGGCAGAGTTAATTGTTTGGGATGGGCCATTAACAAAGAATGAAACTGTTCCAATCTGATTAATAACATTGGTTCCAATATTAGTTGCAAGTCCCCCACCTATTCTGTATTGTATGAATAATGTTGAATTTGGAGATAATGTTGACCCTAAAGAAAAATTATTACTCAAAGATTGTAGATTCACAGGAACACCTAAATTGGTAAAAGCATTGAGTTGGTCTTGTGCAGATGTTGTTCCTCCACCAAATGTCATTTTTAAAAAACCCTCCGGGGTAAATTCAGTTATAAAACGACTGTTTGTTTGAATGTATCTACCAACTTTAATACCTGGTTGGTCAGATACTTTAGTTGGGTCCTCTATAAAAACGCGGTCTTCAGCTAACGCATCAACCTCGAGCCATCTGTTTTCTAAGCCCAAGAATTCTGATGCTGTAGGAACGTTTGTATAATTAGTACCCGATTTCAACAAAACACTAGTAATCCCAAGAACATTTTTTTCAGGTAAAAACAAATCAAAAAAAGGTCTTACATCACTAGGATTAACTACCCTTTTGAAAACTTTAGTAATTCCATTCACTACCAATTCTCTTTTAGTAATTGTATAGTTAATTAAATTACCATTAGCATCAAAGTTTGGTATTTTTGTTCTATTTGGAAATCCCGAGCTATTATATGGCGATGCAAAATCAACATCGTTTTGATTTTCAAATGCAATACCCGCACCGAAAACTTGGGAACCCCTAGTCAAAATACCCAAATATCTTTCATCTTCTTTGTCTCCAAACGCAGGGACAGTAATTGAATAATCAACCAATGCTACTGAAGGGCGTTGTCCGGGTACTTTTAGACCGTAGGTTCGGGCTATATTATAAATTGAAGACCTTTGCTGAGCATATTGTAGAACAGTTTCTTGTATACTTCTGTCAATATTATAATGAAGGTTGTCTGCAATTGCAGCATTCAAATCAAGAAAAACTGAAAACACCGAGGCATCATTAAAATCCTGGATTAATTCAGGATAATAAGTTCTGACATAATTTTGTAATTCAATTCTAATACTTTCGTAATCCCTAGCAGTATAAGATATTCTATTGTTAGCCATATATTTTAAATATTCAAAATGACAAAATCACTTTGGGCAAAAGTGTTATTATCTACAGCATAGTCAATTCTCACTTTTGCGGTGTATTCTGACGTGCCTTTACCAGGCACTCTAAAGACATTGTCTTTTGCCTGACCAGGAATACTTTCACCTCTAGCCAACGGTACTTCTTCAGAGGGGTCTGCGGGTTCGATGGTTATATTATTTATTAAAAGATTAGGCATAAATTGTTGTACGGAGTCTCTAATATCTGCTTCAATCGCATCAAAAGTTAACCCGTCAAAAGGTTCAAATAAAAATTCATATAATCTAGTTCCAAAAGTTGGCAAGTAATATCTAGAACCTTTTCTGGTAAGTAATAAATGAATTAAATCACTTCGAATTTGAGCAAACTGAGTTTCAGTTAATAAAAGAAAATCACCCCTACTGGAATTTTCAAATGGAAATGCTAAACCATATGTGACACCTTCAGCCATATACCATAAATATACCTTGAAAATTTTTATAAGAAATGTAAAAACCCCAACAAATTATTTGTCAGGGTTTTTATTAATTTCCGTTTTAACGTTAAATCACGCCTCACATGATGCACAATGCAAATCATTCAAATTCAATTTTTTTCTAGCAAATGCCTGAGCCGAATTCATAGAATGTTGATAATAAAGAGTTTTGACTCCTAACTGCCATGCGTCTACCAAGAGTTTATTAACAGCTTTAGTGGGCAAATCCGGTGAAATCATAAGATTTAAAGACTGGGCTTGGTCGATAAAATCTTGTCTGATAGCTGCCTGGTTAATAATTGCGGATTGATTAATTTCAGCAAATGTTCTAAAAACTTCTTTTTGTTCATCAGTTAAAAACTCCAAATGTTGAACTGAACCATCATTCTTTTTAATACTATCCCAAGTTGACTTAGTGTCTTTACCCAAGTTAGCGAGTAGTTTTTTCAACACGGGATTTTTGATAGTAACTTTAATTTTAGCTACGTCTTTCACATAACAATTTGACCAAATTGGTTCGATTGATTGTGATACTTGTCCTAAAATAAATGCAGATGATGTTGTTGGAGCAATTGCGTTTAAAGTGACATTTCTACGACCATAACCAACTAAAGTTTCTGGTTCGCCAAACATGTTGGCTAATTCAGCTGAAGCCTTGTATGATTTTTCCTTGATAAGTTTGAATACTTCAATATTCAATTTAGCAGTGTCACGACAATCAAAGGGTAAACCTTTCGATTGCAATAAAGAATGCCAACCTAAAACTCCCAAACCAAGCGCACGCTGTTTTTTAGCAAAGTTGTAAGCTTTTTCTAAATAGAAAAAAGCACGTTGTCCTTCAATTGTCCCATTATTTCTAATAGTATCAATCTTTTCAATAAATTCTGTTACTACAGCGTCCAAGAAATAAATCATCATCTCTACAGCATCAGTATCTTTCCATTCGTCGTAATGCAAAACATTCATTGAAGATAAAACACATACAAAAGATTCCTCCTCCGAATTGTGAAGTGCAATCTCTGAGCATAAATTTGAATTATAAATCTTCATTCCTTTTTCCTGATAAACCTCAGGCGACTTTTTGTTCATTGTGTCAGCAAACATAATATATGGATAGCCGATTTCTCCTCTACGTTGGATAACTTTAGCCCAGATAGCTCGTTTCTTTTTATCACCAGCAATCATTTCCTCCATAAACTGGTCAGAAACTGTTACTGCATGGGTTAAATCCTGAATAGGAAATCCTTCAGTACCTATTTCCAAAAATTCCATAATGTCTGGATGTTCAACTGGAAGGTATGGTGAAAATCTACCGCGACGTGTTGAACCCTGAGAAATGTTGTCCACAACACTTTGGAACAAGTTCATAAAGTGTACTGAACCTGGTGCGTGTCCGTTGTCTGTAATTTCAGCACCACGGCCACGAATGTTTCCAAAGTAACCTGAAGTTCCACCACCCATTTTACTCATCTCACCGACCTCCGCTTGAGTGTAAAGAATTGACTCAATATTGTCACCAATATTTGAACCAAAACAACTAACGGGTAATCCACGCTTTTTTCCAAAGTTCGCCCACACCGGTGAAGAAAGTGAGTACCACCCTTTACCCATATAATCGTAAAATTTATCCGCAAATCCTTCAATACCTAAAAGCTTTTCAGCGTGTTCAGCAATTGTTCTAATCCGTTCTAAAGAGTCTTCTCCTTCACTCAAATATCCTCGACGAAGAAATGTAATTGACTCATCATTAATCCAGTCAAAAGGTTCTCTATTTTCCATATTGTTATTGTCGTTGTTTTTAAATTAAAATAAATCGTTAAGTGTAATTGATTTTGACTTTTTGCTGTAATTTATACTGCGCTTGTTAAAGAAATCTGTATGCTTTGTTGTTAGAATTTCATCATCAAACCATTCGGTAGTTTCTAAAAGTTTTTCATTGACTTCAAAAATATTATCGATGTCAATTGAGTTCAATGAAATGTTAAAACGGTGTTTAATGAATTCTATTGTTTGTGCTTTTGTAAGAAAATCCAAATCACCCTTTTCAAAAATCCATTCAACAATTTCTGATTCAGCCTCAAAAGCTTCCTTAGTCGCTAGAATTAAATCTTCAACTAACTCAGGAGTCCACCAGGTTGGGTTTTCCTTTTTGATTAGGTTAACTAAGTCAAATCCAAATTCAGCGTGAATGTTTTCTTCCTTAGAAGTTGCTTCAACTGCGTTACTAATGCCTTTCAAAACGTTTTTATGTTTGTTAAAAGACATGATTACTAGGAATTGCGAGAAGAGTGATACGTTCTCCACAAACATCGAAAACAACACCACCGATTCAAAGTAATCTTGGTTTTCCACTGACTTTGAATTATAAATTGATTTTTCCAAATATTTGATTCGTCTACGGATTGCAGGAACTTCAAGTAAATTTTCAAATTCCCCATTCAATCCCAATAACTGCAAAAGGTGTGAGTATGCATCAGCGTGTCGCACCTCAGATTCTGCAAAGGTTGCACCAACACTTCCAATTTCTGGTTTAGGCAATCTCTTGTAGATATCACCCCAGAACGTTTTAACAGCAATCTCAATTTGCGAAATAGCAAGCATTGCACGTTGTACCGCCATCTTCTCCTTTTCATTTAAGTGTACCATAAAATCTTGAATGTCAGAAGTGAAATTAAACTCAGTATGAACCCAATAGGAATGACGGATAGCGTCAACATATTCCACAAGTGCTGGGTACTCGTAGGGTTTGAGATTAGTTCTCTTCATGAAGATATTAGGT